CGACGGCTATGTGAAAGCCTACGAAACCGACACCCGGGAGATGGCGACGATCACGAAGGTGCCGCCCCATCAGCTGCTCGGCCAGATGGCGAACCTGTCGGCCGAAGCGTTAGCCGCTGCCGAATCGTCATTCAGCCGGAAAGTTGAAGCCCGGAAGATGATGTTCGGGGAGGCCTGGGAGCAGGTGCTGCGGATGGCTTCCTGGTTGACCGGCGACACTGATGGGGCTACAGCGTTCGATGCCGAGGTGCGATGGCGGGACATGGAGTCCCGGTCGCTGGCACAAACCGCCGACGCCCTAGGCAAGCTAGCGCAGATGCTCGGAGTGCCACCTCAGGCGCTATGGGAGCGAATCCCTGGAGTCACACAGCAGGACTTGGAGGCGTGGAAAACGCTAGCTGAGGAGGCCGACCCGTTCGGGGCGCTCGCCGCACAGTTGACAGGCGGGATCGAGCCGCAGCCGGTCGAATAGACGATGGCCGCTACCGTCACCGGCCGGCAACTCACCGAGTCTCATCGGGTCACACAGGCCCGCCTAAACGCCGCAGTTGTCACAGCGGCGCGACCCCTGTGGCGGCTGCTGGACCCTGACCGACTCGAGGAGACGACAGGCGACTGGATCGCCGCGGTTGTCCGCCTCGTCACAGCTCATCATTCGACTTCGGCTGCCCTAGCCCGTCGCTACTGGCGGGCGTACCGGATAGCCGAAATCGGACAGCCCCCGGTGGGAACGTTGGACCGTCCAGGCATCAACGTCGAAGCAGTCGCCACATCGCTGGCGGTCACCGGCCCAGTCCGGATCCGCAGAGCAGCCAGAACCGGCAGAGACGTCACCAGAGCCACCAGAATCGCAGAGGCGTCCTCAGCTGCCGCCGCAGGCCGACATGTCCTCTCCGGTGGCAGAGACACCGTCATCCGGGCGGTGCGAACTGACAGGCGGGCACTCGGCTGGGCTCGGGCCACATCCGGCGACCCGTGCGCGTTCTGCGCGTTGCTGGCCGGTAGAGGCCCCGTCTTCGGGTCTGAAGACAGCGCCGCGTTCCAAGCCCACGACAGATGCTCATGCACCGCCGAACCCGTTTACAGCCGTGACGCCCCATTCCCGGGACAACCACACGCAGACCTTTACCGGGAAGCAGCCAAGGGGGCAGAAGACCCCCTGAACGCTTTCCGCCGAGCCTACGAAGGCCGCGCGGGGTGAATTGGTATTCCGCCAGGACTCATACTTCTGGTTCCGTCGGTTCGATTCCGGCCCCCGCAACGAACCCGGTGCCCGACACGGGCAGACCGGTCCATCCCGACACGGGAGGAAATGATGGCTGATTCAGAATCAGCACCTTCGGGCAGCGACACGCCACCCGACCACACATCCGAACCCGGCGGCAGCGGAGGCGACACGTCACCCGACCAGCAGGCCGAAGCGGAAAAGTGGAAAGCTCTCGCCCGGAAACACGAGCAGCAGGCCAAAGCCAACGCTGAGGCCGCGAAAAAGCTCGCCGAGATCGAAGAGGGCAACAAAACCGAGCTTCAGAAGCTCACCGATGCCAGGACCGCCGCCGAGAAAGAAGCTGCTGAAGCCAAAGCATCCGCGCTTCGACTCGATGTCGCTATGGACAAAGCCCCCGACGGTATGCCCATATCGCAGGTTCGGAAACTGGCCAAACGGCTCCAAGGCGTCACCCGAGAAGACCTCGAAGCTGACGCCGCAGAACTGTTCGCCGAGTTCGCACCCGGAGACGGAGACGGCAAGCCGACGCCGCCGGGACGTAAACCAACCGAGCACCTCCGCGGTGGCAAAAACCCGGAGACGGACCCTGACATCGACCCCGAAAAGCTCGCCGAGGCAATCTACTCGCGCGGGCGGATCTGACTAAGACCGCCCTGCTCGGCGGTCACGACCCATAAGGAGAAAATCTCATGGCTGTTCTAACCGCCCAGGGCATCGCCCGAGTCGCGATCCCGCTGCTGCGGCGTTCCCTCGTGCTCGCCCGCACCGTCACCATGGCACCGGTTGAAGGGTTCGCACCCCCGAACGGGGAAACCGTCACTGTTCGGGTGCGGCTCCCCCGCACCGCCCGCACCCAGTCCTCGAAGGGTGCGTCGATCACCTACGACGACCAGAACGAGGTCGGCGTCGATGTGAGCCTCGCCCACATCTACGACGCCTACCACATCACCGACGAAGACCAGGCTCTCACCCTCGAGGACTTCGCCTCTCAAATCACCGAACCGCAGACGGCGTCTGTGGCGACCGGTGCAGAGGATGAGCTGGTCACAGTGATGAACGCTCTATCGGCGTCGGGGACAGTCGAGTTCGCCGCTTCGGCGTCCGAAGCTGACACCGTAGCGTCGGTTCTCGCTGCCCGTGAGGCGCTCAGCGAGAACCTCGTACCCGCCGGCGACCGGTGGGCTGCGGTGTCACCGTCGATCGCCACCCGGTTGCTGTCGGTCGACAAGTTCACCAAGGTGAATGAGTCCGGTAGCGCGTCGGCGCTGCGCGACGCCATCATCGGCCGATTCTACGGGTTCACTTTCGTGGAGTCACCCGGCCTCGACGACGACACCGCGTTGTTCTATCACCGGTCCGGGTTCGTGTTGGGCAACAAGCAGCCGCTGTCGCCGCGGGGTGCTACGTCGTCCGCCGCGGTGAGGGCAGACGATTTCAACCTTCGGCAGATCTTCCAGTATGACCCCGACGTCTTGTCGGATGCGTCTGTGCTGTCAACGTTTGCCGGGGCTGCGGCCGTCCACGAGGACGAGTCCGAAACGGACTTTTCCCGGATCGTCAAGGTCGGCGTCGGGTCGTGACCGATAGGAGGGGGGATCGGGGGGACCTGATCCCCCCTCCTGACATCGTGTACCCATACAGGGGCACCGACGACGACAACGAGTTCCGATACTCGCTGCGGTCCCTGATGAACATTCCTCATGGCACCGTCTGGATTGTCGGTGACTGCCCCACCTGGGTACAAGGGGTGAAACATCTCCGGTCAGCGAACCGGTGGTCGTCACGGTTCAGGAACGCTCTCATGCATGTGAAAACAGCATGTGAGCAACCAGACCTGGCTGACCGGTTCATCTTGATGAACGACGACTTTTTCATCCTCAAACCGATGCAGCGGATCCCGGTGTTCCATCTTGGACCAACCGAGCAGGCCCACCCATTGCAGGTGCCTACGCAGCGTCGCCGCCGGGCGAACCCTTGGAGGCGAGGCATCTGGGAGACGACCAGGCTGCTGCAGTCCTGGGGCATCCCCGACCCGGTGTCCTACGAGTTGCACATACCGATGGAAATCGACAGAGACATCATGTGTTCGACGCTCAACAGGGCACTGTCCGAGTCGTCGTCGATGGATATCCAGCAGCGCACCCTATACGGCAACGTCGCCGGCATAGGCGGGGACCGGCTCAACACCGACGTGAAGGTCGGCGGAACCGGAGTCCGCAGTCTTCCACCCATGTTCGTGTCGACGTCCAACCGGAGCTTCTACCGGGGACACGTCGGCCAACAGATCCGCCGCCTGTTCCCCAACCGGTCCCCCTACGAAAGCTGAACCCCCATGAAAGACATGAAGGTCCTACTCACCGGCGCGTCCGGGTTCATCGGTCAGGCGCTCGCAGCCGGCCTCGACCACTGCATAGTCCCGATGCACATGCGCGACGCCGACCTCCGCGACCCCGCAGCAGTCTCAGCGTTCGTTGAAAAGGTGCGTCCCGACGCTGTCATCCATCTTGCAGCGAAAACCGAGGTCGCCTGGAGTTTCGACGACTATGCCGACGTTTCCCACGTCAACTACGTGGGCACGGTCAATCTGGCCGAAGCTGTCTGCCGTCACGTCCCCGACGCCCACTTCGTGTTCGCTTCGACAATGGAAACCTACGGCCGGCACCCCGAACCGTGGGCCCCGTTCACAGAGGACACCCCCCAAAACCCGTGCGCCCCCTACGCGGTAGCCAAGGTCGCCGCCGAAAAGTATCTGGCGTATCTCACCGAGGTGCACGGGTTGGATGTCACGATCCTCCGTCAAACAAACACGTATGGACGCCGCGACAACGACTTCTTCGTCGTTGAACGCACCGTCACCCAGATGCTGCGTAGTAGCATCTGCCGGCTCGGAGCCGCCGAACCGATCCGCAACTTTCTCTGGATCGACGACCTCGTCGACCTGTATCAGACGGTGATAGGCAACCCGGCAGCGGTCGGGCAAACGTTCGTGACCGGCCCAGACAACGCGGTGACTATCGCCGAGCTCGCCGCATTGGTCGCTAAGAAAACCGGGTTCAAGGGCCGAATCGAATGGGGGACACAACCACCCCGACCCGGCGAAGTCTGGTACCTCAACTCGGATCCGGCGAAAGCCCGCGACGTCTTAGGTTGGGTACCGACCGTCGATCTAGACGACGGCTTGGACCGGACTATCGCTATATGGTCTGGCTGAGTCTCCCGTCGCGGGCTCGTCCCCGCCGCCTCATCGAATGTGTCGAATCGGCCCGGGCCACCGCGGATGGACCAGTCCAGGCGCTAGTCCGAGTCGACGACGACGACCCGCATCTCGAAGACTACGAAAACATCGACGATGTCGATTTGATGGTCGGCTCGAGAGTGACATTAGGTAGAGCATTCGACGAAGCCGCCCAGCATGCTGTCAGACGCGGTGCCCGCATCATAATGATGTGCGGCGACGACATCCGGTTCCGCACCCCCGGCTGGGATCGGCTAGTGGCAGCCGCTCTCGACGCCTGGCCGGATCGGATCGGTCTCGTCTACGGCAGAGACGGCATCCACGACGAAAAGCTAGCCACCCACGGGTTCGTCTCCGACCGTTGGATTCGGACTATCGGGTTTGTGCCACATCAGATCCTCGGGAACTGTGCCGACACGTGGCTCCACACTATCGCGTCACGGATCGGTCGACTCCAGTATTTGCCGGATGTTCACACCGAGCATCTTCATCCCCGAGTCGGGAAAGCCCTCATAGATGACACGTACCGGGAACGGCCACCGCATCGAGACGCGAAAAAGGTGTATCGGACACTGAACGTGGACGCTGCCGCCGAAAAGCTACGACAACAGTTGAAGGAGTAGCGATGGCATGGATCGACCCCACCGACGTAACCGACGTGTACCCGTCGGCCACCGTCACCGCCGACCTCGTCGCCCATGTACAAGGCTTAGCCGAAGTTGAGATCGGGGATCAGACAGAACCGGTTTCATCGAAGCTCGCCGCGGTCATGGTCCAAATCGTTCACCGGTTCTCTCTAGCTGCCGCCGGCGACGACAACATCAGCCAAGAAGCTCTCGGCCCCTATTCGTACACGCGCGCGACCGTCTCCGGTCTCGGTCTCACCAAGACCGAGAAACGGCTCCTCAAGAAAGCTGCCGGACAGTCCACATTCTGGGTGCAGCCGATTACCCGCTCCGCGGAAGGAAAAGGACTCGAAACCGCCGGGCCTCTCGCGGCCGGCGACGACTGGCTCGAGGGGGCACTGTGATGCGATACCGTCACCTTCTCAACGGCATGACCGTCGAAACCGACCGGACCCTCAACTATCCCTACGAGCTGATCCCCGACCCGACCGCCAGCGAATGGCCCACACCGGATGACGCCACCAGTCAGTGGCCGACGTCGGGTCGTCCACTCGGCGGCGGCTGGTATGAGGTGCGGTTCCCCGACGGCACCACCCGCAAAATCAGAGGCCGAGCACAAGCAGAGGCTTACCTGTAATGGACGACGCATGATCCCTGCCCGGCTTCTCACCCTCGACGCAGACCATTACGCCCGCAGCCAAACCGGACCCGCCGACACCTACGGCACCCCCACATGGGTAGAAGAGTCCCCCGTAGCGTTCACCATGTGGCGGCGACCGAAAACAGTCGACGAGCTAGCCGAACGTCCCGACAGTCGATCTGTCTACATCGGGTTCTGGACGGCCGACCTCGGTGCCACATCCCACGACCGACTCGACCTCGCCAACGGCGAAAGCTACGAGATTGAAGGTGTGCCCCGCCACCACATCAACCCCCGCACCGGCGACGGCTACTACGAAGCCGACCTCATCACCTATGAGGAGGAGACGTGATCACAGTCAACGAAGACGCCCCCCTCCAAGATGAACAAGCCTGGGAAGCTGTCGCCCAAGTAGCCGCCTCCATCTCCCGGCAGGCTAACCAGACGTCAGCGAAAATCGGTATCACGTTCAATCGTGTCGACGACGCAATCCGGATCGGTCCCCGTGGTGCCGCAGCCATCCCCGTCGAGTTCGGCAGCCGATACACACCGGCGAAACGGTATGTCAAACGGGCGCTCGACGCACACCGGACCGGCTGATGGTCGATGTTGTCGCCCTGGTCGTCAACCTGCTCCGAGACGCCGGCCACAACTGGTACGCCGATCTCCCTGCCGGCGTCACCCGACCGGTAGGTCGAATAGAAGAAGCAGGCGGTCCGCCGCAGCCGTCCAGCCAGATGCCGAACCGGCTTACCCGCGTCGACCTCCAACTGACCGCCTGGGCCGAAACGAAAACCGCTGCCCGACAGCTACTCGACACCGCAATAACCCTGCTGCACGACACTCCCCGCACCGACCCGGTTAACACCGAAGGCACCCTAACCCGGGTGGAGCCGCTCGGCATGTTCTACCTACCCGACGAGGAATGGCCTGTCGATGGCAGACCAGGACCCCGATACGAGATGACCGTTCGCACCGTCGCGCACGGCTGAGCAGAAAGGAGAGCACTATGACTCTCAACGCAGACCAGACGCTCGCCAAGTCGGCGGGCGACCTATGGCTGGCACCCTCGGTGACCGCCGCACCCACGGACGACGACCTCGAGGTTGACGCCACACTCGAAGCAGCCGGCTGGGTACACGCCGGGTGGCTGCATGAGGACGGCCCCCAGCCGGAAGGTTTTGAGGGCGACAACACGAAGCATTACGGCTGGAACGCGGTAGCACCGATCCGGTCAGTGACCCGAGTCACAGACCCCCAGATCCCAGTGTCGCTGCTGCAATGGAACGCCACCAACCTGGGCCTGTACTTCCCAGACGCCACCTACAACGAAGCCGAGCGACTGCTCACCATCCCCGAAGCCGGTGTCCCAACCAACCAGTCGCTGCTGCTGCGCATCGTCGACGGTTCCCGCTACTTCGGGATCTGGGCTGCGAAGGTCACTGCCCGCGGCGGCGGCGCGTTCGAGTTCCCCGGCGACGGGCTCGCACCGATCCCCGTCACATTCGACGTTCTCTCCACCGGAGACGACGACAGCTATGTGAAGATCATCGGTGTCGACCTGGCCGACGACTCCAGCTCGTGACTGAACTGAACACTGACGCCGTAACACACGCGTTACGGGAATCGTCCGGCAAGTGGATGCACGTCACCCTCGACGGGGAAACCTACACGTGCCGCACCAAGCTCACTGTTCGGGCCGCGGTGCTCGGCCAGTCCGAAGACCTCGCCGGCCTCGTCAAAGCCCTGTTCAAAGACCGCCACGACGACGTGATGGACGAATGGGGCTGGGCCGACCTGAAAGCCCTCTGTGAAGCATTGGCGGGTGGTTCGGGAAACTCGACCACCTCGCCTGGCTGATCGAACGATGGGACCGGGTCGAAGCCGACTTCGCCCGGTTCTACAGTCTCGACCCGGTCAAGGTGTCGTGTCGACGGCTGGTGGCTCTCGCCTGGCATCTCCCCGCCGGGGCCAGCATCTGGGGTCATGACGGCTGGGGTGTCGATGACGAACTAGCTGCTGCCGCTGTGGAGAAACTCGACGAGGTCGTAAAAACGATCGCCCGGCTAGGCGGGGTGCGCAAATCCAAGCTGGGGAAACCGTTGCGTATCCCCCGACCGTACGAGCGGCGACCGAAAACCGCCGCCGAGAAATGGCTCGACTTCGCCCGCGTTCTGATGAGGAGGTGAGACAATGGCTGGCCCTACCTACGGCTCTGGTTTCGTTGACCTGCAGCCGCGTCTCGCCTCCGGGTTCGTCGGGGGACTATCAGCCGGTTTGGCGTCGAAACTTGGCCCCGTCGGCACCGTCGCCGGCGGGGCTCTCGTCGCCGGGATCGCTGCCGCTGTCGCAGGCGGTGTTGCAGCACTCAACATCGGTGCCGTGTTCGACGACGCCACAGACACGATCCGGATCGGCACAGGCGCTACCGGCGACGACCTCGAAAGGTTACGCACCGAGTTCAAGGACGTATTTCGGGATGTGCCGACAGACACCGAGTCAGCCGCGCAGGCTGTCGCCGACCTAAACACCCGTCTCGGGTTGACCGGCGACAACCTCGAGGCCCGCTCCAAACAGTTCCTCGAACTGTCAAGGATCACGAAAACCGACCTAGGGCAGAACATTGAAGCTGCTACCCGAGTGTTCGGCGACTGGGGAGTCGAAGTCGGAGCGCAAGAAGGCGCATTGGACGCCATGTTTCGGGCGTCACAAGCGACCGGCATCGGTTTCGACGCGTTGGGCCGTCAACTCGTCCAATATGGCGCACCTCTCCGACAGCTCGGATTCGGGTTTGAGACTTCGGCGGCGCTGATCGGCCAATTCGAGAAAGAAGGCGTAAACGCCGAACTGGTGATGGGGTCGCTGCGTATCGCGTTGGGGAAGATGGCACGCGACGGCGAAGACGCCGAAGACACTTTCCGCCGGGTCACAGACGAGATCGCTAATGCCGGGTCAACGTCGGAAGCCAACGCTATGGCCCTTGAGCTGTTCGGTTCCAGGGCCGGCCCAGACATGGCCGCAGCCATCCGGGAAGGACGCTTCGACGTCGAAGAGCTCGTTAACACGGTCGCTAACGGGTCCGACACGATCCTCGCCGCCGCCGCCGACACCAATGACTGGCGGCAGTCGCTGCGCATCCTGGGAAACCGGGTGCTCGTCAAGTTGGAGCCGATCGCCCGTCGAGTGTTCGAGGGGATGGGCAACGTGATCGAAGCGGTCACCCCCCACATCGAAACGCTTCTCGACTGGGTCGACGCTGCGTTCAGGGTGGTTGGGTCGTTCTTCTCCGGTGACGGCATGTCAAGTGGCCGTCTCGGCTCCATCGTCTCATCGATCGGTGAGATCTTCGCCCGGGTCGCCGAAGTCATCAAGAGCATCTGGGATGGGCTCGTCGCGTTCTGGGACGACTGGGGCGAAACGATCCTCGGAGTCCTGTCCGGCATTTGGGAAGCCGTCTCAGGGGTCATCGAAGGAGCGCTGGATGTGATCGTCGGAATCTTCGACGTCGTGTTAGGCATCCTCTCCGGCGACTGGGAGCGGGTGTGGGAAGGCATCAAAGGCATCTTCGGTGGGGTGTGGACAGCGATCACGTCGATCCTTGAGGGTGCCTGGGAAACGATCAAGGCGATCTTCACCGGGGCGCTCGACAACGTGTCCGAGTCAGTGTCGACCACTTTCACCAATGTTCTTACCTGGTTCTCCGACCTGCCCGGCAGAATCGTTTCCGCTCTCGGTGATCTGGGACGGCTGCTCTGGGACGCCGGCAAGAGCATCGTGAGAGGCTTGTGGGAGGGGATCAAGTCGATGGGTAGCTGGCTCGCTGAGAAAATCGGCGGCTGGGTCTCAGAGAAAATTCCCGGGCCTATCAAATCGGTGCTCGGCATCGGGTCACCGTCGAAAGTCACAGCCGCACTTGGCCAAAACGTCGTCCAGGGCCTGTCGTTGGGCATGTCGAAAGATCTGCGCACTGTCGAAGCGGCCGCACTGTCGATGGCTGCTGCTGCAATCCCCACCCTGGAACCGGTGCGGGCCCAAGCGATCGGTTCGGCAGTCGCCGGGTCCGCGGTGCGGGGTTTCGACGACGACCACACCCGCCGCTCCTTCACCTTCGGCGACATCCATTTGTACGGGGTCAAAGGTGACGAAACAGAAGACTCTCTCGCCCGGGCCCTGTCCGCTGCTGTCACCCCCTATATCGAGCTATGAACTACGCAGACCACACCTTCGCTCTCGACAGCCTCGACTTAGACGGCACCCGATACTTGGTGGAGAAGGTGCGGGGCACCGCTGCTGTCGCTGCCCGCCGTCACAGTGGACAGCGAATCGCGTTCCGGCACGGCACCTGGGACGAAGACGACCCCTACACCGACGAAAAGATCCTCAACTTGAGGATCTCGATTCACGCTGTCGACGAATACGGCGAACAGCCCTACTCCCCGTATCATCATCTGCGGGAAAATTTTGAAGACCTGGCCGCAGTTTTGGGCAAACGGGGCCGCATCGACGTCCGTCAATACCTGCCCGAAGACCCTGACGAGTCCGGCTCCGACCCCATTGAACTGCAAAACTACGCCCGGGTCCGCCGCCAACTCGAAATCGGCGGTGACGCTCTCGTCTGGTACATGGACATTGAGCTGGTCTTCGCGTATCCGTATTGGCATGAGCTGCCCCAGATTTCGCTCGCGTCGGACACATCCCATGTGATCGAAACCGGCGGATCCGCACCGATCGCCGACATGGTGCTCACTTTCGCCGGTGACGGCACCCTCTCAGACGACCAGGGCCACGAAATATCTATCTCCGGGTCGTCGGGTGCTGCCACAGTCGACGTCGGCGCTCGGGAGGTCACCGAGGGCGGGTCGCTGGCGATGTCGCTACTCGACCTCGGTTCGGGCACCCCCGAATATTGGATGGAGTGGCCTACCCGCACCACCGTGAACCTCACCTCTGACGTCGGGGTCGCCGTCGACTACTTCCGGGCTCGCCAATGAGACGAAGAGTCACCGTCTGGTCGGTACCCAACGACGCTGCCGGGTTCCGTCTGCTCTGTGAGCCGCCAATTACAAAAGTGTCGACGATGGACCGGGCCGGTGACGACGTGCCCGGCACCGGATCGATCACTGTCCCATCCGACTATGAGCACCTCTCACTGATCCTCGACGCCGACCCGTCCGACCCAGACAGCCATCAGGGGTCCCTGATAGTCGTCGAACAAGACGACGACGACGGCAATGGCTGGCATCCGGTGTTCGAGTTCTTCGCCGACGACTCCAAAGACACACTCACAGATCAGGGACCGATGACTGTCATCTCCGGTCCGGAGATCCGCTCCGGCCTCGACGACGGCACCGTCCACCCCAAGACGGACGGGTCGCCCCATTGGCAGTGGGGTGCCCCCACGCTCACCAAGAACGCCGACCTGTCCGAATCGACGATCGCCGACGAAGAGATCTCCTTATGGGTCACTACCGGAGCCACCGGATCGTTTACCATCGACGTCGAATCGTCTGGGTCGCCGGCCACTATCAACGTCGGCGACTCCGCATCCGATGTGAAATCCGCGCTCGAGGGCTTATCTACGGTCACCGAGGTGAGGGTTTCCGGGACGGGCACCGAGGACGACCCATGGCATGTTGTCTTCACCGACCCCGGCGGAACCGATCTGTTCCAACAGACCAACGACTCGGGTTTGACCGGCGGCGAGTCCAGGCTCCGTCACGATGTGGTCGGCGGCCAGGCGTCACCCACCTACTACACGAAGTCCCAGACCTATGACGGTGACGTCTACGGAGTGCATGGTGGCTCGTCGATGGCGGTTGTTGACGACCCCGCCGCCGGTGGCGGCAAAGCCCTCAAGATTGTCGGTAATTCGGCGTTTATCGGATGCCAGCAGATCATCGATGTCGATGTCGACTCCGACGGCTACGCCTCTGTCGAGATCTACACCACGTCAGCAACAGACGAGTTCCGGCTGGTATTACGTACTGTCGACGAGGGGTTTATAGCGTCCTCTGGCGGTGCGGCCGGCTATGAGGGTGTCACCGTCACCCCGAACCAGTGGAACACGATCACCATCTCCGATATCGACATCGAGCCCGAACATGGCGACCGGCTCATACTTCGGTTCGCTGTCGTGTCAGACGGCAACCCCGACGACTTCTACGTCCGGAACCTCGAATACCATCCCGGCCTACCGGGCACCACCGCAGGCGACATCTCCGATACTCTCGTCGCCGCAGCGCAAACCCGCGGCACCCTCGAATGGGTTGAATCCGACTATGACGCCTCGCTCGACTCCAACGGTGACGCCTGGGACACCGACGATCTCGCTTTCCAGGCCGACGCTGGGCAGCATCTAGGCACCCACGTCGTCGGCGACCTACAGGAAGGCGGCTACGAAGCCGACCTGGTCCGCATCCCCGACGCCGAGCTCGACTCCGGACCGAACCCGCCGACGCATCGGCTGAGACTGTACAATCCGGGCGGTCGCGGACCAGCTGCCGGGCTCAACACCGCGATCGTGGTCGGTGCCGGGATCGTCGGCGGCACCGTCGGGAAACGGCGGGTACCGATCACCCATCTACTTGTTGAAACCTACGACGGCGTGTATGTGGAGGTGACCGACGCCCGCCTGTCCGGTCTGCCCCGCCGGGAAGGTTTTCTGCGGGCCGAACAGGCACGTGATGTGGCGACAGCGCAGAAGATCGGTGAGGCGGTTCTCGACGGCCAAATCGAGAACCTGTTGGCGGCTCAGGTCAGGTTGACCGGCGACACAGTGGTCGCCTACCGGGACTTCGACATCGGCTCCACCGTCCCCTACACATTGGGGCGTCGAGCCGCCCGACATGACCGCCGCATCCACACTATCGCCCTCGAATACGACGGGGAAAGATGGTTTGACACGATCACCGCCTCCAAACTGTTCGCGGGGTCCGGTTCCGGTGACAGTCCGCTGGTGCTGGAGGCGCTACGGAAACTGTACGCCACCTTCGACCGGCGACACTCGAGCATCCGGCAGAACGGATCGGCTGCGGTGCTGCCTGCCGCATCACAAGTGGTGTCAGCCCCCACCGTGTTCGTTGCGGCGTCTGATGCGTCGGCGGCGTCGAAGGCTAAAGCCGACTATGTGTGTGACGGTGTCAACGACGAGGCAATACTGGTGTTGGCCCGTTCAGAGGCGGGAGCTGGCGGCCGCATTCTACTATCAGAAGGTGTCTTCAGTTTCTCGTCGGAGTATGTCGCGTCGTCAATGACGCTGCGGGGGTTGGGGAGGGGTGTTACGACGGTCAGGGCGGCAGCAGGGTTTTCGGGTGCGGCCCTGTTTAGGGTGACGGGTGGCGATCCGACAGTGCATCTGTCAGATTTGACGTTGGACTGCGATGAGAATGTAGAGAGCGCTGTTAAGGCAAATTCTGCGGCGCAGGGGACATATTTCCTCCGCAATCTCAACGTTACGGATGGGACGGGGCCAGGGCTGTTCTTTCAACGCACCCAAGCAACTGTCTACCTCCACAGGGTGTATTCGACTGGCAGTCAGCATGGCGCGCAGATAGACGAGTCAACCGCCTACATTCGAGGCTGTCATTTCGACTCCAACAGTTCTGACGGTGTAGCTTGTTCCAACAGGCCCGTTGTTTACATGTGGGATTCTAGGGCGAAGTCCAACGGCCGCTACGGCATTCAAAGCTACGGGTTACAGGGTGGAGATGCCAAACTAACTGCAATCGGCTGCCAGTTCAACGGGAATGCGAGTAGCGGCGTGCGCTGGGTTGGTGGTGTTGGCGTGGTCGGCGAACGTGCCACATTTGTCGGCTGTGAAATCCTGTCTAACGGTGCTGCACCTCAAACCGACGCAGGCCATTACATCGCCTGTCATATCGACGCCACACCGACGGGCAGCCAGAACACGGTAGTCCACAATCGGGGTCTCGGCTCTGGCGACCATTCCGACCTCGACCTTGCCGACCTCGGCTCAGGCTCAGCACTCGACAATCAGGTGATCGCCGCTGACGGGGCAGGCGGTGCCGCATGGGAATACCCCGACGGGTTCGACCGCACCGCAATTCATGATGATACGGCGGGGGAGATCAACGCCGTCACAGGCAAGACGACACCTGTCGATGCGGACGAGCTGCTCATGGAGGATTCGGCAGCCTCGTTCGGGAAGAAGAAGCTGACGTGGGCGAACATTAAGGCCACGTTGAAGACGTATTTCGACACGCTGTATTTGACGCCAGCACACACTCACAGTGTCGACGACCTTTCAGACGCCGACACCACAACCGCCGCCCCTTCAAGCGACGACCTGCTCGGGTGGGACGGCACGAATTGGGTGCCCGTCACACCTGGCGCACCCGCACAAGACCTGCGCTCTGAGCTGCTAATGCAGGACGGCGTGACTAACCCGCCCGTACCAGTTGAAACAGAGGCTCAGGACGATTGGCTATATGCCGACGCTTTATAGGAGGAATGATGGCTAAAGCAAGTGATAACAAGTTCCCGAAAGTCCAGTTCAGTGAGGAGGCCGCACCTGGCACCCCGTCTACAGGTGAGGGCGTCATCTACCTCAAGGCCGACGGGAAGCTCTATTTGAAGGATGACGCGGGAACGGAGACCGATTTGACGTCGGGCGGGTCCGGCACCGACGCCGACGCCATCCACGACAACGTAGCGGGGGAGATCAACGCTGTCACAGAGAAGGTATCGCCTGTCTCTGCCGATCTGCTGCTGATTGAGGACTCTGAGGCGTCGAACGTAAAGAAGAAGGTGCAGGTGGGGAACCTGCCTGGGGGGAGTGGGTCGAGCGGGTTATGTCTTATCGCCATGCCAGCCGCCGCCGACTTCAGCAACAATTCAGGATTCCAAACATCCGCCGATGTAGGGTTTGCCATTCCAATCAATGTCCCTGCCTCAATGCAGTTACAAGGTCTTGCCATGCAGGTGGGTACAGGAGCAGCGGGAACTTACGAGTGGGGCCTGTTCGATTTTTCCTCAGCCCCTTCCGCAGCGACCAAGATAGCAGGAGGGTCGGGTGCTCTAAGTGCGTCCAATTCTGTGTCTACTATCGCTGCTACGTCAGCACCCATTTCAATTGAACCTGGCGGCTACATGATTGTCTATAAGACCCCGAGTGCGGCGGTGGCGGAGGTGGCCCGCACTCGGAACGCCGTTTCGGGGGCCTGGGGAGCGATGAAATACCAGAACTCGTACTCTTGGAATGACACGCCCGACTTCACCACTGGCTGGAATAGCGACGCTTGGGTCATGCATGTGGCGCTGGTGGGAAGACTCGATGCGTCCAACCAGTGGTAGGTCCGACATGGCAGCCAGAGGAGAGCATTCTGATGCGTATCGGGCCAAGAATATCGTCCTTCTATCTGCTCACCCATCCCAACGGCTAAGGAACAATTCTGATGCGTATCGAGTTCATTCC